CCGAGTCGATCCGGATGGACATCCCGGTGCCGTTCACGACCACCCAACCCAACAGCCTCAACAACTTCGCCTTCCAGGACGTCGGTTACGGTCAGTACACCGGGACCAACGTCTACCGCAACCTCGAGACCCTGCGCTTTCAGTGGTAAGCAGGTCCCGCGGCCCGGCCACCACAACGACCGAGTCAACGAAACCCATGAGCACCCAACTGCAGACGGCGCCGGCGGCACCAGCCCCGGCGTCCCCCGAGGCCGCAAGGCCCGATCCCAAAGACGAGCCCGTCTCGATCTTCAACCGCAGCCCGAAGTTCGGCGACGTCGTCCACGACATCTACGAGCCGATCATCGCCAAGGACGGAACGACCGTCGGACAGAGGGTCAAGATCAGCTACCGCGCCGAGGCCGGGGCCTTCTGCAAGGTCCCGCGCTACATCGCGGAGCTCTGGATGAAGCAGAACCCCGACCGGATAGTCACGGCCGATTCTGTGGGCGCCCCGAAGGGCCACAATCCGGAGCGCGTCTCGATCCTCGAGAAAGAGAACGTGGCGCTGACGGAGCGGCTGAAGAACCTCGAGGGCCTGGTCGAACAACTCCGCGGCAAGTCCGGCTGATCATTCCGTCCCACGGCCCCGCTGGCCTCCAACTCATGTCCCAAGACTTCTCAACGACGAGGGAAGAGTTGGAGCGCCGCGCGGAGGCGCTCCGGAAAGAGATCGCGGCGATCGAGCGCAAGCGGGATGGCGTGACGAACGCCATCATCGCCCGGCGGCAGACGCTCGCGCGCCTGGAGGACCGGATCACCCACCTGACCGATCCCCTGCTCACGAAGGCCTCCGCATGACCTGCTGCCCTCCCAACAGCCCGTACACGATCCCGTCGGTCTCGAACTTCAAGCAGCAGTTCGTTCGCGATTTTCCGTATGCTGTCACCGCCTACGGGGCGGCGGCCACCGGGACGCTCTCGGGCAACACCCTGGGGTCGGTGACGGTCATCGGCGGCGGGGCCGGCTACCGGGTGGCCCCGACCGTGGTCTTCACCAACCAGCCCGGCGACACGACCGGCGCCGGCGCGGCGGGCACGGCCGTGGTCGGCAATGGGACGGTCATCTCGGTGACGGTCACGGCGCCCGGCGCCAACTACATCCTGCCACCCCTGATCAGCTTCGTGGGCGGGGCCGGCGACGACACCAACCAGAAGTTTGTCACCGACGAGGACATCGCGGGCGCCATCCTGGACGCGCAGTTCAACATCAACCCCGGCCTCTTCGAGAACAACACCTACTTCCAGCGGGCGTTCCTCTACCTGGCCGCCCACCAGCTGGTCGAGAAGCTCCTGATGGCCGTCGAGGGCCTGGCCTCCCAGTACAACTGGCTGACCAACTCGAAGGGCGTGGGCTCGGTCAACGAGTCCTTCACGATCCCGGAGTACATCAAGGACAACCCGTTCCTGGCCAACCTCTCGAAGACCCGATATGGTGCGATGTACGTCCAGATCATCTGGCCGCTCCTGATCGGGAACGTCCACTCGGCGCCGCGCTTCACGCTGCCATGAGCAAGTCGATGTCCATCAACCTCGACACGACGCCGATGCACCGGCTGTCGGTCTCGGCCGAGCAGGCCGCCTCGGCCTACATCAAGGTCGGCGTCCTGGGCGATTACGCGGACCGGACGCCCGGCCAGACCGGGACGAAGCGCACCAACGCCGCGGGCGGCAAGGAGGCGATCAACAACCCGAGCCTGGGGGCCATCCACGAGTTCGGCAGCCTGACCCGAGGGATCCCGCCGCGGTCGTTCCTCCGGATGCCGCTGATCAGCCGGCTGTCGGACGAGATCAACAAGGAGAGCCAGGAGACCTGGGAGCAGTACTTCGTCAATTTCGGCTTCATCGACCTCCTGCGGGCGATCGGCGAGGCGTCGCTGGCGGTCATCAAGGACGCCTTCAAGACCGGCGGGTTCGGCCGCTGGGCCAAGCTGCGGCCCTACACGATCCGCCGGAAAGGCAACGACCGGATCCTCATCGACTCCGGCCAGCTCGAGCGCAGCGTGACGTATGCCGTGGTGGCCCCAGGAGCCCCCAAGAAGCCCATCTGATGCCCGTCACCGACCAGATCCCCGTCAACCCTGGCCCGATCATCGGCGCCGGCACCCGCGACATCCCGTCGTCGGTCCGGACGATGCCGTACATGCGGAGCACGCTGGCCGGCTGGTTCCAGCCGATGACGATCACGGTGATCACCCAGGGGCCCGTGGTGGACGGCATCGTCACCCAGGTGGAGCGGCCGTTCCGGACCGCGGGCTGCATCGAGCCCATGAAGACCCGGGAGATCAAGCCTGGCGCCGGCGGCGTCCGGGCCTGGTCGTACTACATCCTCTACGTCGCCCAGGAGTTCGTCGCGGCCCCGAACGACAAGATCGTCCTCGCCGCCAAGACCTACCGGGTCATGGGGACGCGCGACTATTCGGAGTACGGCTATCGGCAATACGAGCTCGAGCTCTCCTACCAATGAGCACCGCCCTCAGCTATCCGCTCGTCCCGACCGGCAAGCCGGTCATCGCCCTCCTGGTGGCGATCCTCGTCGAGGGCCTGATGCTCGACCAGACGAAGCCGCAACTCGTCATCTACAACCAGCAGTGGCGGATGCCGACCGACCCGGGCCTCCACATGCACCTCGCCGTCCTGGCCCCGAAGCCCTTCGCCTTTCAGCGCACCTACCAGACGGGCGCCGACGGCTGCCTCGAGGAGAACGTGAGCGGCAACAAGGTCGAGACCTACGAGCTCAATTTGTATTCGAAGGACCTCTCGGCGCTCGATGCCCGCGACCTACCGGGCGTCGCCCTGATGTCGACCTTCTCCGAGCAGGTCCAGGAGGCCAATGACTTCCAGATCGCCCGCATCCCGGTCGCCTATGTCGACACCTCCGAGCAGGACGGCGAGGGGATCCTGACCCGCTACACCTACACCTTCAACGTCACCAGTGGCTTCTCGCGCATTCGCCCGGTGGCCGAATACGACAAATTCTCGCGCGCCGTCCTCGTCACCCAACCCTGATTTTACCATGAGCATCCCGGTCACCTCCATCGTCAACGTCTCGGTCGCGGCCTCGCAGGCTGCCCTCCAGGCCTACAACCCGAACTCCCTGGCCATCCTCTCCAAGGAGGTCCCGGTCCAGAACTACGGGCGCGGCGCCACGGCGACCGCCACCCTCACCACCCAGGTCATCTCGGCCGTGGCCGTCGGCGCGGGCGGCACCGGCTACCAGGTCCCGCCCCCGGTCTTCGTGACCGGCGGCGGCGGCTCCGGGGCGGTCCTACAGGCCGTGATCTCCGGCGGCGTGGTGATCTCGATCACCATCGTCAACGGCGGCTCCGGCTACACGAGCACGCCGACCATCGTGATCGGCAGCGGCTTCAACATCTACGTCGATGCCGCGGACGTCGGGACCGACTGGGGGACCTCCTCGGAGACCTACAACCAGGCCGTCGCAATCTTCTCCCAGAGCCCGAACATCACGACCGGAGGCGGGCAGCTGATCATCTACGCGATGAACTCGGGCGACACCCTGTCGACCGCCATGGTGGCCCTCCTGGGCCAACTCTACGTGGGCGGCGTCGTCTGGGCGGGCTATGCGCCGATCAACACCGAGATCTTGGCGGCCGCCACGGCCATCCAGGCCCAGGTCCCGCCGGTCATGCTGGGCGTCTCGTCCTACCTGCTCTCCGACCTCTATGCGTCGGGCCCGGGCATCTTCTACTCGATCCAGTCGGCCAGCCTCAAGCAGTCGCGCGGCCTCCTCTACACGGTGTCGAACGCCCAGGCGGCCCGGATCGCCATGGCGGCCTACATGAGCCGCCTCCAGGGGACGAACTTCAACGGGGCCCTCACGACGGCCACAATGAACCTCAAGCAGCTGACCGGCATCGCCCCCGACCCGAACATCAACACGACGATCCTCGCCCAGTGCCAAATCGTCGGCGCGGATGTCTACGCGATCGTCGGCAACAACCTCCCGGAGGTCCTCTCGACGGGCGGCAACGACTACTCGGACAACGTCTTCAACCTCGAGTGGCTGGTCGGTGCCCTGCAGGTCGGGCTCTTCAACGGGCTGGCCACCACGCCGACCAAGATCCCCCAGACCGAGCAGGGGATGTCGATCCTCAAGAACGCCATCATCCAGGTCCTCACCCAGGCGGTCACCAACGGTTTCGTCGCCCCGGGAACCTGGAATGGCGCCATCCCGTTCGGCGACCCGACGACCTTCCTGCAGAACATCACCCAGCAGGGCTGGTACATCCTCTCGCAGCCGATCTCGCAGCAGAACCAGACGGCCCGGCAGTCCCGGCAGGCCCCGATCATCCAGATCGCCGTCAAGTACGCCGGCGCCATCCAGACCGTCCAGGCGGTCGTCTACGTCCAGCCCTAAACCACCCTCTAAACCGGAGACCCAACCATGCCTCAAATCTCACTCAGCGGCCAAGACACCGTTCAACTCGCCGGACGGAATTTCACGGCGTTTTGCGACGGCGACTTCGCCTCCCTGACCTACCCGAACGAGTCCGTCGCCATGAAGACGGGCAAGAACGGCAACACGATCTACGCCCTGGACTTCCGGGGCCAGAACGGCGACTTCGCGCTGCGGCTGATCCGCGGCAGCCAGGACGACAAATTCCTCCTGGCCCAATACACCGCCCAGCAGACGGACTTCCCGTCCTTCACGCTGATCTCCGGCCAGTACGTCAAGCGAGTCGGCCAGGGCAACGGCGTGGTCGTCAACGACACCCAGAAGCTCTTCGGGGGCATCATCGCGAAGCGGGTCGAGGCGAAGTCCAACGCCGAGGGCGAGACCGAGCAGTCCCTGGCGATCTGGCACCTGAAGTTCTCCGACGCCGAGCGGGCGATCATGTAAGCCATGCCGAACATCACCATCCCCCTCAAGAGCGCCGCGAAGCTCGAGCTCCAGATGCCGAGCTTCGCGAACGGCACGCGGCTCTACAAGGTCCTGGCCAACGAGATCAAGGGCATCCCGTTCGACATGAAGATCACCTCGATGGAGGCCCTGGCGGCCGCGCCCGACCTTGGGCCCATCAAGGGCGTCGTC